GTCAAGGAAGCCACTGTTGTCGGGGATGGTGTTGTTGAGGTCAACATGGTGCAAAGCGACATAGGATGGCAGAATTGGCATTTGGTCTCCACGCAAGCCTTCAAACAATTTTACGACTTCATCCATAATGATTCCTAAACGCTCTGCTTGTTCGTCGGGGTCAGCAATATGTTCAATGGCTGTTTTGTCAATAGTGATAAATTGCTTGGTCATGCTATCCTCAAGGGCGATACGGTTGTTCATACTGTTGTATTTTACACGGATAACCTGCTCAAGCGACGAAAAACGAGATTGACCCCACACACCATACGACTGTCGTAGTTTGCTATCCTCAAACCAGTTTGACTTATACTCTGTTCGCAAGTGAACAATTTCACTTCGGGGGAAAACCATTTGGTCAATTCCCTGTTCACGGAGAATGTAAAAGTCGTTGCTCATAATAGGGCTGTTTTCGTCTGCCGTAAATGGCAGACCATTGGCTCCACGATTGTCAACGATTGTGATTTGTCGGATAGGAAGGCTTTGGATTGCTGTTATGCCGACTCCGGTTCTTCCAACCAACTTGTTGATGTCATTACCATACACTTGTAGGTTACGAAGTGAATTGATGAGAAAATCGTCAAAGTCCACACTTTCAACCATTTCCGAAATAGCATTACGGATTGCAGAGTTTTTTGCCTTTGTGTAGTCAATTCGGTAGTTGTTTGCCGTAAGAGAAACACTGCGAACACCACCGTTCAATTCCGGGTCAAATTTGACCATATTATCGTAAAGGTCAAACTTATTTTTGAAATTGGTATCGTTTTGGAATTTTTCAGTATCTTCAAAGATATTAGGGAGACCAGCGGCTACGCTGAGGGAAACATTTGAACCAACTCTCTGCACCGGTATTTCCTGCGCCACGGCGGTCCGACGGAACCTATCAAAGAAACCCATGTTCAAGAGGACATGTTGCGTGTTTTATCAATGTAGCGAATTTTTTGTTTTTGTTGATTATTTTTTCACAAAAAGAATAAATGCAGAGATGTGGTGCTTTTTTGCTAATTCTTTTTTTGTTTCATAGATGGGTAAGAAGAAGTTGTAACAACAATAAGCACTGGCCCTATACATACCTATGAAACAATAAAACAATTAAGAAATATGCTTGCAGTCTATCGTTTTATTTTTTTTGTTGGTTTTGAATTAACAGAAAGATAAACCTTCATAAAGGGTCCAGTAGTGCGTTTAGATATGAGAGCGCAACCGGAATATGGATATGACCTTATTTCTCAACAATACGACAACACCTTGAGCAACATTGAGAATGCTCGCCGTTTGCATAAACTTGACTCCACAAAATCGGTAAAGGGTTGGGAGATGTCAATTTACCGGTGGAAAAGAAATGAAAAACCCGTTTCAAACGAAATAAAACAGGAATTCGCTGATGTCAATAAGTCATACCACTATGACAGTATCAACGACACTTACTACACATACCTTTCAATCGCAGACCAAATGGTTTCTGTTGGCGGTGATAAGCACCGAGCCATGAAAGAAGCATACTCAAACATGGTTGGAAAAGCCGCTTCTATGAATGAAGTCACACGCGACTTTGGTATTCCTCGTGCGTGGTTTGACGAATACCGACGACGCCACGGTTGGACTCACGACATGTCGCCCTACACCGATGAAGAAATCGCAACTACCGATGTTGAACAACTGGTTGAAGATTTAGTGTTAAAGAAAAAGCATTTACTACACGAGAAGTTTGAACGACGAAAGTGGAAAGAAATTGAAGATTCGGCGGAAAAGTATGACATGTTTAACAGTTATGTCCTTAACGAGTTTAAACAACTTGTTAGCGATGCACCAAAAACAACGCCAAAAGTAAGTATGGTTGAAGATGGAACGGACTATTCCCTTGTTATTAGCCCAACAGACTTTCATTGGGGCAAATATGGGTGGGTTGACGAAGTTGGCGAAACATACCACTTTGAAGAAGCAAAAAAACGATTGATGGAAAAAACAGAAGAGTTGCTTTGCCGCCTTCCTTCACGACCCGAAGAGATTATTTTAGCAACCGGAAGCGATTGGTTTCATGTTGATACCGACGCTGGAACCACAACCAAAGGCACACCGCAAGACATGTGTGGTAGCCCTGCCGAAATCCTTATGACCGGTTGTCAACTGGCACGAGAACACATTGATTTGCTAAGACAGGTTGCTCCCGTCAAAGTAGTGTTCATGCCCGGAAACCATGACCGTATGAGTGCGATTGCACTTATGATGTATCTTTCCGCTTGCTACGAGAATGTTGATGATTGTGAAGTTATGGTTAGTCCCTCCACACGCCAATATGTGCAATATGGAAACAATCTCATTGGGTTTATCCACGGAGACGGTGCAAAGAATCTCGTTGATTTGATGAGCAACGAACAACGCCAACTTTGGGGAGAATGTGAACATCACACATGGTTCCACGGACACCTGCATCACAGACAGGTTCTTGAAAAGGGTGGCTGTTTGATTGTGCAGTTGCCTTCACTTGCAGGACATGACCGATACCATGCACGACAGGGTTATACTACCAGCAAGGCTGGATTGGCCGCACACATGCTTGATAAAGAAAAAGGTTTGATTGCTACCTTCTTTGCGCCCGTGGAGGGTCAGCATTGAATGGTCAGTTAAAAAAGTTAAGAAAATGCAACAACTGTGGACACGAATGCTTTTCCCGATACAACAGCCATAAACGATGGTGTAAAAAAACCAAAAAACATATCTATTGTGGAACAATGAGGGTGATTCGTTATGAAGCGTGAACATGTCCGTTGTGATTCCTGTGGGTGGGAAAGTAAAGGCCTATCCCAAGCGAAGGCTTATACGAGAATTTGTCCTTACTGTAACATGCGCTCTCTGAAGCCATGGTAGTGAATGTATGTCTCTAAAGGTTGATATTTTTTGGAAAATGCCTGTTAATATGTTCGTGATGCCCAATGTCTCAAATAAAATCAGCATTAGCCTTTGAACGAGCAAGAACCGATGTTTCGTATTTTTACCGATGGCTCGGTTATGCTTGGGGCAAGCATATCGGAGACTGGATGGATATTTACACAGACAGAAAAGGAGCGCATGTTCATCGCGTTTGTATTATTGCACCGAGAAGCCATAGTAAATCAACTACTCTTGGTGTAAAACTATTGCACATGTGTCTGTTTGAAAAGTTTAATGGCAAACCCATGGATATATGGCTGTTTTCGGCTTCACAAGATACAGCAGTCCGTAGGTTGGCTGAAATTAGGAAGGACTTGACAACCCATAAAGAATTGGCACGCTACATTGACCCAAAGAAGGGAGGTAAGCGTGAGTTGTGGTTGAACAACGGGGCTGTTATTCGCTGCTCCTCCGTTGGCTCTGCGATTCGTGGCGACCATCCCGCCGTGGTAGCACTTGACGATGTGTTGCTTGATGCAAAGAAAGAGTTGAACAACGAGCAATTGCGACATTGGTTGCGTAAAGTCGTGATGCCTATGCTTGACCCCGGTTCGTTTTTGTTTTGCGTCGGCACACCGATGAGTATGATGGACCTATACCACACAGAAATGCTTGACAATCCCGAATGGAAAACCGGCACATGGTCTGCTATCCCCAATTGGGATGAGGAAAGACACAACCCCGAAAATCTGTATGCGCTTTGGCCGGAGTTTCGCCCACTTGACTTTCTTTTAGAACAAAAAAAGGTGACAGGGGACTTGGAGTTTGCACAGGAATTTTTGTGTAAGGTAATCAATGATGATGCTGCCGTTTATCCAAGAAAATATACGCGTGCAAACATGGACTTGGAACAGGTGTTTGACAAAGAAAAGCGTAGCGAAGGCAAATATGTGGTTGGGTTTGACCCATCACAGGGGTTGGGCAAGGATTACTCTGTATTGATAGCAGTTAGACAAGAATCCGATGGCTCATTGGTTGTGGCAAATGTTTGGCATCGTAACGATTTCTCTCCCGATAGACAAGCAGACATGATTGGTGAATGGTGCAAGAAGTATAGTGCGCCACTTGCGGCTGAGGATGTCGGATTTCAACGATTGTTTCAAAGTCTTTTAGAGGCAAAAGGTATTTCCGTGGACTACCGCCAAAGCAAGGTCAGCAACAAAGGATTGAAGCAAGCCTTGATGAACCGATTGAGGGTTTGGTTTGAAAGAGGAAAGATTGTTTTCCCCTACGGTGATGACGCAACACGACGAGTCATTAACCAAGTGCTTGAGGAATTGGAAGCACATGCTTGGAAAGGCGGAGACATTGTTGATACTGGACCACACAACGACTTGGTGATGGCCTTGGCACACGCAGTTGACCAATTCAGCCACCAAAATTCGGGCGTGGCTTGGAATGCTCGGTCATCCTCCCGTGGAGAATGGTCGGGTGGACGAGCCAAAAGAAAAGGTTCAAGTCTTTTCCGAAGCGTAAGGCGTCGTTGAGTTTATAAAGCCCCTTTTCAAAAATTTTGTCGCGAATTTTTAGGGGTGCTAAGCACTGTTGATTTGCGTGGCGGGCTCGATTTTTGTAGGCATGGCGAAAACGAGCCGATAAACGCCCCTCACGGGCACGCAAATTTTTCGGTGCTACCCATGCCGCCCAAGCACCAGCGAAGGCGCAGGAGCGGCGTTCTAAGCACCTCTATGAGCATGCTGGATTTCGACGGGGGCCGCAGGAATCGAAACGGGAATTTGCGGTAACGAAAAAAGGCCCCACCCCCCGCCTTGGCGGTGGGTGAGGCGTTGTCGCAGTCAATGACTGGGTGGTGGTGTTGTCGCTGTCCTCACAGGTCGCCCAAGTGGATAGGCTCCAAGGCGAGGCCGTGGAGGAGTTGGTGTTCTCCTCCGGTGCTGTGAACGACCTCATACACGACGGGGACGAGTCGGTGCTTCATCCACACGGTCTTACCGTCGTTTTGCACTCGTGCATCCACTGGCAGGGTCATCAACATGTGGAGGGCATCCTCAACGGGCATGCGACCTTGAGAGGCACGGAGCAAGGCGGTGAACGAACGCTTCGGCATGCGGAAGGAGGTCATGGCAACTCGCCAGCCGCCATACACCTTCAAGCCAGCCTTGGCGGATGAGATGAGGGGCAGGTGTCCGGTGTTGCCGTTGCGTCCAAGGAAGCGCACAGGGTTCGCACACTGAGGGCAGCATTGACCGGCGGCGACCTGCTGGTTGCCGAACACAGCCTTGCGCCCTGCGGCCTTGCACTCGCCACAGTATCGCTGAGTAGGGAACACACGGCTCACGAACCAATCCATGAGGGTATGGAGGTTCAAGGTGAGGTGCATGTCCTCGGAGGCGTTGAGGTGTTCCTGTGTGCCTGTCTCGTTGAGGGTCTTGATGTTGGAAACCCCAACGATTGGCAACCCGTCCAACTTGGCACGGAGGGCCACGAACGCTTCACGGATGACGAGGTGAGACGACACCACGACATGGCGCACGAAGTCGCCAGCCTTCCAACCGAACGCAGCGGCGGAGGTCTCGTCAAGTGCGGTCATGCCTTCGGGAACCTCAAGTGCTTCCTGTCCGCTCTTGCGGACCATCTCCATGCGAGTCCGCAAGTCGGTGGCTTCCCACTGGTGGAAGGCCATCCAGCCAGCAGCAGCACGGCGGAAGGCGGAGGATTGCTCAAGGGCAACCATCACGAGGCGGTCCATGGTGTTCAAGGTGAAGGGGCGACCGTTCACGATGAGGCCACGGAAGGACATGAGGCCCGTTGAGAGCAGCATGTCTTGGGTGACGGTTTTCGCATTGATGCCGACGAAGCGAACCATCTCAACGAGGCGGCTCATCTTGAAGGCGTCCTTGCGGAGGTATTGGGCTGCCCTGCGGGTTGCCTTTGCATCAGCAGTGACACCTTCAACGGTGGCAAGGAAGCGAATCAAGGCCTCCATGAGAGCAGCGTATAGCCCTGCTCGGACTTGGTTGTGGTCTCCCTCAGCGTCGCCGCCGAAGGGGTGTTCGGTTGTGTTAGGATTTTGGTCCATGGTGCTTCGCACCTTTCACAGGTATATGAAGTGTTAGTCGCAAAACCATGAAATTCGCCGTTTTTGCATTTCGCCGGACCCCTCCGGAGCGTGATTTTCAACACCGCCGGAGCCGCCGCCGGATGGAAAGTAACATTCCCGGTTAGTCGCGACTAACCGGCCCCTCCCCGTTAGTCGTTTGTGACGCTGGTTAGTCGTTATTAGTTAGTCGGAAAAAAAAGCAGTTAGTCGTAAATATTTCCGAGAAAAAAAAGCAAAAGTTAGTCGTGAATTTCCGACAGTTAGTCGGGGAGAGAACCGACCCCCCGCCTTGGCGGGGGGCTGGTTGTTGACAGCCTTGGGCTGGAATGGTGCGTCAGCGGTGCGGCGGTGGGCTCAGTCCCAACCTTCCCAATCGCCGTAAGCCAACTCAGCGGCCAATTCGTAGGCGGCGTCTGCTTGTCGCTCGGCCTCGGCCTCGGCCTTCATCTCGCCGTGCCAGTAGTCGGCGGGCATCTGCTCGGCTTCGTCGGCTTGGGCGTCGTCCTCGTCTGCTGGCTCGGTGATGCCAAGCAGGGCGGTCACTTGCTCGTGAGCGGATTGAACGGCAGCGGCGAGGTCGTGAGCCCCGCCGTCGGTGTTTGCGAAGTCCCAAAGGGCTCCGTGCAGGGTTGAACGAAGGGACATGAGGGCGTGGTATTGCTTGCTAACGGCAACCACGAGGTCGTTCACCGAGGCGGGTTCTCCCGCAATAGGGCTGGTTGGGGTATGGTTTTGCTCCATGTAGTGAAGCAGGGCACTGAGGTATATAAGCCGTTAATCAACGACTAACTGAGGAAGTGTGTTGGTTAGTCGTTATGGGGGGAGTGGGGGGAATTAGTCGCGACTAATTCTTATGGTAGCAGTAGCGTGGTTAGTCGGAATTTTTTAGTCGGGACTAATATGGGGGGTAAATCGTGGTTAGTCGGTTAGTCGGAATTGGGGTTAGTCGTTTTTACTTTTAGTTAGTCGGAAAAAGTTAGTCGGAAAAAGAAAAAGTTAGTCGGAAAAATATCCGACAAAAAAAATAATAGTTAGTCGGAAACATCCGAGGTTAGTCGTTCTCTCCCACCCCCCCGAAGGGGGGCGGGGTTAGTCGCATTCTGCTGCCGTTAGTCGCTCACTGGTGTGATGCATACATGGCACAGATTTCAGCAGCCCAGTCGGTCCACTTGATGATGAAGTCAAGGGGCTTAGTCTGCATCATGTGGAATTGGTCCTCAATGTATGAGGTCCACTGCTGGTCTCCGTGTAGGCGGTTATACGCTTCAAGGAAGGCATCTCCACCAGTCCATGCGAACGCATGTAGGGTTTGTCGGGCTTGTTGTTTGGTTATCATGTAGTTAAGGGTAGGGCTACCACCTATATAAGCCTTTAATCAACGACTAACCGCAACACAGGTTTGAATTGGTTTAATTAGTCGGGACTAATTTATATACAGTTTTTACGATAATTTACAATAAGTTAGTCGTTTTTGTGCAATTTGTGAGGGTTAGTCGCGACTAACAGTATCATTCACAGCACCACGGTTAGTCGTAATTCATAACCATGGTAGCAATAGTAGGGCATGGAAGGGATGCGAAATTATATTCCGACTAATCAAGCAACTGAAAGCCAAAAGGTTAGTCGTTTTTGTTTTTCCATCCCGACTAACAGTATCATCCGCAGTCATGCGGTTAGTCGTAATTTTTTTATGCGTTGTGTTTATGGGGGATGGGAAGGGTCGTGGTTTGGGATTCCGACTAACCGGCACACTGAGGCACGATATGTTAGTCGCGTATAACCTCCTCTAAAAATGCTTTTACGACTAACTTACACCGACTAACAGTATCACGAGCAGTATCACGGTTAGTCGCAATTTTTGCCCAAAAAAGACCAAGCATAGACCCCTTGGATTCCACAATTTTTATGCGACTAACCACATCACTGAGAGGCTAAAAATTAGTCGCGTATAACCTCCTCTAAAACAGACATTCCGACTAACTTGTGGCTAAGTGTTTTCGGGCTTTTCGTTTCCGACTAACTTTTGGTCTTGTCCCCAAAGTTTTTAGTCGCGACTAACTTTTCGCCCAAAAATTATTGACTACAAAAATGGTTTTGACTACAAAAAAATTAGTCGTGCCTAACTGTGTGGTGGCGGTGGCGACTAACCCTGATTCAGAGGTGTTTAATTAGTCGGTCCTAACTTCCGTCGGCGGCGAGGGGGTTAGTCGTTAGTGTGACGCTCGTGGTTAGTCGTTAGTCGTTAGTCGTTAGTGACGCTCGTAAAAACAGAATTGGGTTAGTCGTTAGTCGGTGGTGTTAGTCGTTAGTCGCATGGTTCCAAAAAACGCATCCCCAAACAAACAGGCCCGCAGTCCATCGGTTAGTCGTATTGGTGTGGTCAAAAAACTCCGAGGATAGACCCGAAGGTTTCCACCGCCGACCTCCCGACGAATCGTGATACTGAGAGCCAAAAAGTTAGTCGGTGGCATCCTGCTCTCCCTATATGTTGGAGACGCATGTCACGTCACGCAAGATGCTTGGTTAGTCGCCAATTAAATGCTTATATAGTAGTATAAATATGTAAATACAGAGGCGAAGAAAATGACCCGACAAACCCGAAGCAAGACAGACATGGTTTCCATGAAAGGCGTAAAGTGCGCCAAGTGTGGATGCCGAAAATTCCGACCATTAGCCAGCGGTTCAAATGGCAACTGTGTTCACTGTGGCACTTTTACAATCCTATGGGGTGCGATGTGATGACCGACGAATACCCTATGGTTGAAGCCTTCTCCCACCTCTCAACGGATGCGTTGGAGAACATGATTGAATGGCTCAACGACTACAACCACCCCTCGGCCATCGTTCTCGCCATCGTGCGTGAATCCGCCCGACTCGCCGTGATACAAAAAACGGAGGCGACCGAATGATGCGCCGATATTGGGACTCCTACCAAGTCACCCCCATCCCCACGCCGGAGCGACCGGTCACCCTGTGGTCGGGCGATTGGGACGCCGAGGGGAACCCCATCAACGAACACACCTTCACATCCACACGCGCCATGATGAAATGGATTCGGAGCCAACACCAAAACCGACACAAACTGTTCAAGACCGTTCGCGACCCCTGCGGCGCGTGGCTTGAGGTTCGTTCCTGCTACAATCCGAGGTGGTGTGAATGACATCAAACGCACACACATGTCCCTACTGCCAAAAGATGGTCGTCGGTGTTAGCAATCTGTATCTTCACATGGACTGGTGCGCCGGTCTTTTGGAACGCTACGAGAGGAGGACTCAACAATGAACCGACAATGCACCCACCCCACCCGATGCCGTCCCACCGAAGAGGTTTTGCGCCAAAAAAATCCAACGATGGCCGCCGTTCTCATGTGTGATTCATGTTGCTCGCAAGTGATTCGCACAATTCTCATGCAGGAGGCCGCACGATGAGGGGCGACGCGATTCCCTGCCGATTCTGTGGCGACCTTCAAATGCCTTACCTCGCCTTCAACACCTCCCGCACTCGCTGGCGGCTCGCGCTCCCGACCGACACCTGCCCGTCCTGCGCCAACGACGAGATGATTTTCCGTGAGGTGAGCCAACGATGACCGACCACTTTTCCAGCGAGCGCAACTGTTCCGAATGGCGCACAGAAGACCTGCTGAAATGCTACGGGTGCGGCGTAAGGTCAAATCAAACCGCCGTGTTTGTGGTTCCTCACGACCCCGACCCTTCAACATGGAAAATCAACCCCCCAACCCTGTGCCGAAAATGCAAGGAGGTTTTACCTTGAAAATAAAATGCGGCATCTGTCACGAGTGGGGTCTGTTCGGCGGTGTGATTCTTCATCCCAAAACCGGATGGCAGACCACGCGATGCACGACCTGTCGTGATGAGGTAGTAGTTAGTCGCCAATTAAAGACTTATAAACCCTCAACAACTTCCGAAAAACAGGAGGAAAAACAATGAACCTACCCAAAACCGAGACTTGCATGACCTGTTTCCGCCGACTTCCAAAACACAAAATGCGGAAGGATTTCGGGTATTGGTATTGCCATCAAAAAGGTGGCTACAAAAACGCGATTGAATGCCTCCATGTTGCCGATGACGAGGTGTTCGTATATCGCTATCACCGCTTCCCTTGGATTCAACCCGCCGACATAGTTTCTTTTGTTGAAAAAGAAATTGAGAAGGCTGGTCGGTGGCTGTCCGAAGGCGAATTGAACGACAAAGAATACCACGACCTCGTTCGGAGAATGAAGGAGGCGTTCGGAAGATGAGCGACCTCTATCAAAAAATGAAACGCCGCTCCGACAGATGGCGTGAATCCAACGACTGCACCGTTACGGCTTTGGCGATAGCCACGGGCAAAACCTACGAACAGGCTCACGGTGCGCTCGCCTTGCGTGGGCGTAACTTCCGCAAAGGAGTGAGCATGAGTGTGCTTTGGCTCGCCGCATCCGATTTAGGTTTTACCCAAAAAGAAGTTTACTGTCGGTTTTTTTCCGACCATGGTGATTACCTCTCATCCGATAAAGAGAAGGCCGCAAAATATCGCCGCTCCCGATGGGCCAAAGGAAAAACCATAAAATCCATCAAGCCACACCTTCCGAAGCGTGGCGCATATCTCATTGAAACCTCAGACCATATCCTGTGTGTGCGAGCGGGCGAAGTCCACGATTGGACGAGCGACCGCCGCCACCGCATCGTCAAAGTCCACCACATCACGAAGGCGGGGGTGTCTCGCAAAGAATGAGGTGGTGGTTAGTCGCTGAATAAATGCTTATATACCCCTTGCGACAATGGGTATATAGAGCCGGAGAAGGCGCAAAAAACCAACAAAGGAGGAAAAAATATGAAAAACAAAAACAGAGAAGAAGAAACCCCGCAGGTCTATGTGGCCTGTTTGGGATGCTACAACGAGGGCCGATTGCACGGCTCATGGGTTGATGCCGACCAATTGGAGGAACGGTGGGACTACGCAGAAGAACACGACCGCCAAGACAGGGCGGGCAACTTCAACAAATGCCCCCGACCATTCCATGACGAATGGGCCATCCACGACTACAACGGCGTGCCCAACTTGGGCGAACATCCCGACATCCCCTATCTCATCAAGGTGATGCGGTGCATTGAGGAACATGGCGAGCCGTTCTATGAATGGTTCAACCTTGACCCGCACAACATGAGCCACCACGACGACTTGAGCGAAGCGTTTCAAGATGCGTATTGTGGCGAATGGCACAGCCCCAAAGACTTCGCAGAACAGATGGCCGAGGATTGGGGTTTGCTTCCGTCAGCAGACGCGAAAAATCCGAACCCTCTCTTCCGATTCGTGGACTTTGAATGGTGGTGGACATCCGCCCTGCGCTTTGACTACGACTTCTCCAACGGCCATGTTTTCCGAGGTGATGTTTGAATGAGTATCAATCTTGACATCACCCAAGAATCCCGCTTCCGCAAGGAAGGCTCATGGGGTGCGACCCAATGGGAAACGGGCACTCTCCGAATCACCGCATGGGTCAACCGCGAAAAAATGCGTGGTGGGTTTGAAATTTACGATGTGGAAACCCGTGGGAATCGCGCCTACGCTGAGGGCTGTCTTGAATTTGACGGCTACTCCAACGATGACTATGGCGGAACCGGTGTTCTCATTGGTTATGATGGCGTCGGTATGCTTGACCTCCGCATCGTTGATTGGCTGGACGACCACGGACTGATTGACCGAAGCCCAAGTGATTATTTCCGTAAAAGAATTATCAAGGCGGCTGAAAAGGAGGTGAGCGAATGACTTGGATTCCACTTGACACCAACGCTCGCCGTGAGGGTAACCGCATCGGAAATCCCGCCGTTTGGAAAATCCGAGCGCACTACCAAACCCTCCGGTGCAACCGCAAAACCGACTCCTGTTCCCAATGGTTCAACCCTTGGACGCACAACTTCACGCGATGCCGATGCTCGGAGGTGAAAGAATGAGCAGAATTGACCTCGGACCCCGACGCGACATTGTGACCGAAGAACCCGACGAAAACGGTTGGTATGGTCCGTTTCACGACCCCGACTTCGCCCTGCGGGTTTTCGCCAAACTCCGCCGTCAGCAAGAACACCGTGGAAAGCCTCGCCTTCTCACGGGTCTTGGCGACGAAACAACATGGCTTAGAATGCCCGCTTCCGTGGTTGAAGAAGCAATTCGCCGTTCACCATTCACAAAATACCGAAACTGCAAAATGTCAACGAAATGGTGGTTTAGTGCCACCCGTTTCGGCGTTTCCGTGTGGCCGATGAAACACCGAGATGAAACGCTCAACAGTGAAAACAATTGGGGTGAAGAAGAGTGACCTGCTACGCCTACACCCCCGCCCCGACCTTCGCCCTCATCACCTACGGCATAGAAGCGGTATGGGAAGACGAATACCTTCACCGTAAAACAAATGCTGATGGCGAACCTGTGGAAACCTACACCTACCCCATCATTACGGAGGTGGGCGCATGACCCGCAAGATAGAACAGAGATTTTCGGAAATATGCGAGACGATGGAATACTTCTCAAGCGTGGCAAAAAAACCAGTGTGGTTCACCTACGACCAACTGTGGGACATCACAGCAAAATCCAACGGTTATCGTATGACTTCAAACTCCGGTTTTCCGAGCCGCCACCAATTCGGAGGGCTTGCGTCAAAATCACAAAGTATTGCCGTAAAAAGAAGTAGGGTGAAAATATTTCACGATTTGCCGAAATCCTCAGAAAACACGAGACTTGAGGTTCGCTACGCTTTCATTATCCCCACCATGGACGACACCGAAGGTGTTGAATACGGAGGGGTTCAGTAAAGGTGTGGGGCAGTATTTAGTCGGGGATTAAACGCTTATATAGTAGTTAAATAATGTATATATGAAGCGGGAGAGAACCGCCGACAACCAAAACAAACAAACAAAACAAAAGGAGACAAAAAGTATGATAGCAAGTTATATGTTGATGGGCCAAGAGGCCGTAGGCGCAAACACCGATGAGGTGTTGAAGAATGCAGGGTTGGACTTTAGGGTGGAGCGTGAACCGCTTTACACCTCAAAGGGGCGTGAGGTTCGCTCAAAATTCCAACGGATTTTCCGACAGGACAACGATGTGACACTTGGGGTAGTAGGCCGCACCTATCACCCGATGCAAAACCACGACCTTCTCGGCATTGCTGACCGACTCGTGAACAAGCAAGACATCGCTTGGGACCGCATCGGCATGGTCGGTCAAGGCGAGAAGTTGTATGCTTCTTTCACGCTTCCCGATTCCTACCGGATTGACGGGTGGGACGATTTGGACCAATACATTTACCTCACAAATACCCACGACGGGACCGGTGCGGTCAAGTGTATTCCCGCCAATGTCCGGTTCGGTTGCACCAACCAATTCGCATACCATCGTAAGCAATTGGTAAAGGCGGGTATCAACCCTCGTGACCTCACGATTCGGCATTCTTCCAAGATGAATGAACGCATCAAACAATTTGAGAAGGCCATCGGCATTGTTGACATCCTCAACCAAAACTTCGCCAACCAAGCATCCGAGTTGATGAGCGTTGAGATGACGGAGGCCGACAAAGCCACCTACTACATTGACGCTCTCGGACTCACGACCGACGAGAAGTTGGTGGATGCTGACAACGAATGGGGTCTCAAGACTCGTGGCCTCAACACCTTCAATCACCTCAAGGAGTTGGAGAAGGCCAGCACCAACAACACCTCAGCGATGAGAGACACCGCTTGGCAATCATTCAATGTGGTCACAGAATTCATTGACCATGCTTGGGTTCACAACGCAAGCGGCACAGTCAACGCCAAGCGTGTGGAGTCATCCATTCTTGGAACAGGCGCACGACTCAAGGCCAAGGCTTGGGACAACATCTCAGCGAGGTTGGTAGCCTAAGCACGGTCAAGGTTCACCATGAATGACGGCCTCCCACGACGGATGCCCGACATGACGAACGACACAGATACTTTAGGAGGAAAAGAAAATGACAGATGCAATTTGGGAAAAATCAATCAACCAATACGGCGAAAAAGAACCCGACCCCGAAGGCTCGGTGTTCTTCCGTGTGTCCATCAAGGAAACGGTGACTCGCACCTACCTTACGACCGACCCCACGCTCAAGACGGCGAAGGCCGTCCGTGAACAATACGGAGACATGCACACGGACGATTGGCAAGAAATGGATGCCACCGATTGGGACGGTTCACGCATCAGCAAAATTGAGAAGGTGGTGTATTCCCCCTGCTCCCTCGGCCTACAATACCTCACGCCGCCCGCCGATTGGACGGAAGAATCGCACCCACAAATCCGATACCTCTCCGCTTCAACCATATTTGACGAACAACCCGCAGGTCGCGTAAGTGCGTTCAACAAAGACGCCATCCGCCGAAGGTATGTCCGATGCACCAACTACATTCACGGTAAAACCTCTCAAATCTGTCCGAAATGTGTGCGTCTCATCAGAGAAGGCTGGTCTGTCATCACCCCGCTCAAGAAGGAGGAATCCGAATGAGCGAACCGACCATTTGTTGCATCTGCTCAAAGCCTGTGGACATCCACTGCACTCCCGACGGTGTAGCGTATTGGACTACCGGACACA